AGCGCGGTCTCTTCGGTGTTGCCGTCCGTGCTGTCAACGAAGTAGCCCAGCGGAATTTCCTGCGAGGCCGTGGATTGTTTGAGATAGATGGACATCAGGAAATCCTCTGTTGGCAAAGATGATGCATAGCGCGCGTGGCGCCGTTCGCGCTGGTGGCGTCACCCAGTTCGATGGCATCGAGCCCGATCAGCGCAGTCCCGTTACCACTGAGCAGAGCCCCCGGCTTACCGGTGGTAAGGGTGGCGGTGTAGTTCGATCCGATCTGCACGCGGTTCTTGAACACCTTGACCGTGCTGCCGATCACCTCCAAACCGATCTCGTCGGCGTTAGTCCAGGCCACGCCGGTAATGGTCGCCAGGGACGATGAGGAGCCGTTGACCACCTCCACCACCTGCACCGTATGGTTGGAGCCGCTGGCTGCATCGTCCTCGACGTAGGCGCCGATGAAGTCTGCGCCCGCGTCGGTGTCTGCGCTGCACCGAACGACCACGCCTGCGAACCACTGCGACCCGTTGAAGGCCATGCCAACAATGGTTCCCTCGGCATACTGGTCGTTGGAAAACGAGCCGGTTCCGTCCCACCGAATCACCTGATAGTGAGCGGTCCCGCCAGATTTGCCGTAGACGGCATTGGTGACGATCTGCGGAGGCGTCGCATCCCAGGCCAAGTCACGGGTGTGCGTCCAATTGGCGCCGACGTTGCCATCGGCCCTGTTGAAATCGTCGGTCGGCGCGCTGCCGTTGACTGGGTTCCATGCCATCTCAGGTCACCTTGAAGTTATATGAGTGCTAGCGCCACCTGCTGGGTGGTGCCTGCAATCCAGCCCAGGCAGTCGGTGACCTCGCTGTCGAACAGGCAGGTGTAGTGCTCCTGCTCGAGCGTGCGGCTGGGAAGGCCAGCACCACCTATGGTCACGCTGCCCTTATCCCATTGACCGGTGAGCCCGTAGGCGCTTGTCTGCGGCGGCGTGATGGTGTTGAGCGAGTTGCCGGTGGAAGACCACTTCTGATAGATCTTCCCGCGGCGGCGATTCCAGACCAACGAGTTGCTGCCACTGTTGCCCGCGAAGCCGGGGCCGCCGGTTACCAGCGCGGTGATGGCAGGTGTCGTCAGCGTCAAATCCACGCCGAACAGCGCGCCAGTCGCATCGACGATCACCAGCACCCGGCGCTCCGGGATGCACACCATCTTGGTGTAGTTGACGGCGCCTGGCGGGAAACCGCTGAGCGAGAGCGTCTGGAACGTCATGTCGCTCAGGCGGATGTACGAGATGAACTGGCGGTTCCAGAACTGGCTGTCGGTGAAGTAGATCCGACCATCCACCGGATCGTAGGCAGACGAGCCCTCTACATGGATGGTTGATGAAGCGTTCGCACTAGCGCAGGCTCGCGTGGCAAGCCCAGTCTCCAGGTCCACCCAGTGCGCCGATGGCGATGAGAAATTGCCACCGTTGGCGCCGTCGAACATGGCGCCTCGCGTCGGCGCGATCACTACACCCTGATTGCCGCGTCGCAGCGCCGCATGAGAGGCGTAGATGTGCCCAGGGGCCGGGAACTGGCCCGATGTGGCCTCGAGCATCTCGTACCACGGGGATGCGCTGGCCTCACTCTGCTGCACCGGGGTGCTGTCCAGCGCCACACCGTTGGCGTTGTTCAGGAAGAACCATGTGCGCGTGGCGACGTCGAAGCCAAACGTCGCAAGCAGGCCCTGATTGTTGTGCCCACCCGGGTTCCACATGACCCAGGCGCCAGCGTCGCCATACCACGGGACAAAGACGCCGCCGCCGAAGGACCAGAACGTGGACAGGTCGAACTGCCCATCGGTCCATCCGGCCGGCTTGATGGAGCGCGCGGTGTTCGTGCCAACCAGCACGGAGGTGTTGGTGGTGGTCGGAAGGGTGTAGGAGACAGCAGGCAGAGAGCGCGGCTTGATGCCCCACTTTGGTCCGTTGGCGAAGCTCGCCTCACCGGCAGCCCAGTTGCTCGCGCCGTGCAGGCGGCGGTAGGCCGTGAGAGCGCCTTCGGCCCGGTGCTGCGCGGCATAGCTGATGGCGGTACTGAGGATGGCCCAGTAGTTGTCCACCGTCGTGCCCATGGTGGCAGGGTTGCTGCCGCTGTCCCCTTGCAGCGTGTTCGTTGCGGTGGTGTTCAGGCCGCCGTAGTTCTTGAGGTGAACCTCGCCCCAGTTCTTGGCGAACCCGTTGCCGTTGTTGTCGTCGGCCACCTTGTGGGCGTAGGCCGCACCACGAACGAAGTCATGCTCATGCGCAAGTCCGCTGCCGCCCAGCGCGCCGATGGGCGCCATGTAGCTGAAATCGCGCACCCGCTCTAGCGTCTGATAGTTCGCATCCGGCACGCAGTCGCTTTCGCTGTTCATCGCGTGCGCGACGCAGCCGAAGTTGTATTGCCACAGCGGAAGATCGCCGGTCTGAGTCCAGATTCCGTACTCGCGAACGTGCAGGAAGCCGAGCTTGCGGGGGGGCGAGCCGTCATGGACTCGAGCGAGCAGTTGGTCGTAGTTGTTGACCAGAAGCGTGCGGTACTCGCCTGCGATTCCTGTCCCAAGTTCCGCATCGGGCGCGATGGCCGCGACCTGCCCCAGCGTGCGCATGGTCCAGCTGTGACCACGGACCTGCGCGTTGGAGGATGCATCCGACCCCGTCATCGCGCGATTCACGCCAGTGCCAGCGCCCGAGTGCACACACAGGTAGGCCGTGGCCATCTGCAGCAGCATCGTCTCGTAGTGCCAGCGGTCACCCGTCAGCATGTACGCGAGATAGCCGCCGCTGCCGTGGTGGGCTATGTCCCAGACATAGGCGCTGTTGCCTGCGTTGTTGGAGCCACCCTGGCCCGGCCCGTCCTGGGTCCAGGTGCCAAAAGTGGACAGCCTGAGCACGTTGCCATCTGCGGTGTAGCCGTTGGCGATGTTGTAGCTGTTCAGCGACGAGGATGCGCACAGCACGGCGCGGTAGGCGCGCGCGTCGCCGCTGGTGAGGAACTTCGCATCGGCGTCGGTGAGCGGGCCGATCTGGAATTGACCACCCTGGGCGCCCATGTCGGCCTCGAGCGGACCGTTGCTACCCAGCACGTAGTTCTGCGTCAGTGCGGCCAGCGTAGCGTTGTCCGGGGCGCCATAGCCGTACATCGGCACCAGCTTGGTGGACAAGAGATAGTCCACATCGAAGCTGGGCGTGATGTTCGGATTGCTGCCGTTGGTCCAGTACCAGCCATCATCAGCGTTGTCGCCCATGATCCGCTGGCCGACCAACATCGTGTAATTGGCCCCGCCGTTGTTGAAGACGGTCGTGCCGTTGACCACGAATGTCGGCACGAATGTGCGGTTGGTGATCGTGGTGTCTTTGGCACCAGAGCCGTTGTCCAAGCGGCCGTTGACGATGAACGGCTTGCACTGCACCCGACCGTCCACATAGACGCGCACGCCCATGCACCCCATCATCTTGGTGGCCGAGTCGATCTGGCGGAACCAGAATTCGCTCATCACCGGGGTCTGCCGGCTGTAGTACGGGCTGTCCGTGCGTGGGCTGAACGTCAGCGTTGCACCACTGATGCCGATGCTGTAGGTGCCAACCGGAATGTCGGTCTGGGCGAGATTCGTGCCAGACGACGGGGGCGTGCCGGCGGCCATGAACACAGTGACTGGCGTGTTCTGCGTCAACGTGGCCCGCCCGACGATCATGACATGCTTGGCGCTGCCGTCGTTCCATGTGCGCAGCACGACCACGCGGTAGTCAACGAGGTTGCTGCATGTGATCGAGTTCGGCACCTCGCCTTTGCCGAACGGATGGCAGAGGTAGAAGGGATATGTAGCCGTGCCAGCGTTGGTCGTCGTGAGTTCGAAGGAGGCCAACGTCCCGCCAGCAACGGTCGTGAACGTGATCGGCGTCCCGAGGTTGGACAGCCCACCGTTGTTGGCGATGCTGACCGATGACGCCCCATCGCTCGCCCGCGTCACCGTGAACGTCTGCGCAGCCGTCGAGCCAGCAGCGAAGGTGAGCGAGGTCGGCGACACCGATCCAGCATTGGTCGCAGCCGGCGTGACCACCACTGACGACGACAGCGCACCGTTCGGGGTCACCGTGAACGTGGTTGCAACGCCATTCACGCCGGTTGTTGGGCCACTGAGCGTGAACGCCGTCGCGGCCCCCGGTCCAGTGTCCTGCGCCAAGTCTCCAGTAATGGCCGCCACCGCCTGCACCGAGAGGCGAATGGCCTTGGTCAGGCGGAATGCCGTCATTACGTGATCTGGAGCGAGATCGTCAGGCCGCCAGGGCAGCTAACAGAGGTTGCCGTACCCGGAATCACAGCGTCCGAGACCTGCAGATCACCAGTACCAACGCCAACGCTGCCGGTGATGCGGTTGGCACCACCCGAAGTGCGCAGCTCAAACTTCGCGATGGTCCCAGCCGTCACCGACGTGTCAGCGCTGATGGTGTTGGACGTGGCAACAGCCGGGCTGGCCGTGGTCGCGGCACCGAAAGCAGTCGCCGAGAACGTGAGGTTCGCCAGTTCAGCATCCGCTGCGGTGAGCAGGCGGAATTGCCCAGAGTTCAGGAGTGCGGTGATGCCGTTCAGGCCGGCGGCCTTGCACTCATTCGCTACGCTGATCGTCATTCATTTGCTCCTGGCTCAACGGAACCTCCGTCTTCAGTTCAATGGTCTTGATGAGGTTGCCTGCGGCGTCTCGGCACTCGAAAGTGCCACTGATCACCAACTTCGCATTCACCTCTGCCGGCGTTTCGGTCATGCATCAGTCCTCAATTGCCGCGCCAATGACCCGACCATCCTTGTCGCGGAGGATCTTCTTGGGCTTGCGCATCGTCTCTTCCAACTGCTTCTGGCCCTTGATGACCTCTTGAACGGTCTTCTCAAGTGCCGCAATGTCCTTGCTGCTGTCTGCCGGCTTGGGCTGGGCTCTTGCCTGCTCCTTGGCCTGCTCTTTCGTGTGCTCGTGGGTCTTGTCGGCCATCTTCTCGTCGTGCATGCGGCCCTTGTCGGCCTCTTGCGCCTGAATGGCCGACTGCCTGTCCTGCGCTTCGGCCTGTTGGTCCTGCGAATGGACCTGCACGCGGGCCTGCATCTCGGCGATCTGGATCTTGGTTTCGTTGTTGGCGTCGGTCGTGTACTGCGTGACCTGGGCCTGAACCTGCGTCTTCCACTTGTCGATTTCCAGACGCTGGGCCTCGAGTTGCGCCTCGTACTGGGCCTTGATCTGCTCGCGCTCGGCGTCGCGGGCGTCGTTGGCGGCCTGCAGCTCGAGCGTCGCGCGCAGTTCCTGCAGCTTGAGTTGGGCCCGCTGCTGCTCCTGCTGGAGCGAGACTTGGCCCTTCATCTGCTCGACTTGGACCGCCACTTGCCCCTTCATCTGCTCCTTGACCACTTCCGGGTTAGGAGCGGGCGGCATCGGCGGCTTGGTGGACGGGTCGTCCCAGAACTCGTTCGGATCCTTGAAACCACCAGCTTGGGTGAGCCGCTTCAGGGCGTTGTAGACCTTGGGCGGGCTGGTCAGGCCGGCTTGCAGAGCCAGAATCTGCTTCTGGAGCACGCCCTCGAGGAAGACGATCTGCTGCATCTTGTCGCCGGCACCAAGACCGACGCTGATCTGCATGTCTGCGCGCTTCTTCCACTGGCGCGGATCGACCGGAATCCACTGATTGCGCAGGCGAATCATCTCGGCCTTACGCGAGTGCTTCAGCGTCAGCGCGTGGACAAGCTGAAACAGGCACTTGACGCCCGTCTCGGCGAAGATGCGCGCGATGAACTTGATGCGCTGCATCGCCGCAGTCATCATGGCCGAGTTGGCGTGCGCCCCAGCGTTGTTGTTGAGCGCGTTCGGATCCAGGCCCTGCTGTGCCTCGCTCACTCCGGTGCGCTTGGAGGCCACGCGGTCTACGTACTCCATCATCGGTACGGCCACATCGCCGGTCGTGGAGTGCGTCAGCGGCATGATCGCCATGCGCGGGTCACCCTTGGTCCGCACCAAGCCGCCCGGACGGCTCACGAGCATGTCATCGAGGTTGACGAGGCTTTCATCGACCGCATGGCGCCCGTTGTTCGCCAGATAGACGTTATCCAGCGATCCCCGCAGGAGCGCGGTCTTGATGAGTTGCAAGTCTTTGACCGCATCGGCCAGGCTCAGGCCGGTATGCTGGTGCGGCAGAGGCGTAGGGCACAGCGCCACGAGTAGCGAGTGGTCCGCCTCCTCGTTAAGCAGGATCGTCGTGCCCACGATGATGACGTGGCGCAGTTCGGCCTTGCCGTCGCCGTCGTGGTCGTAGCGAATCCAGCACTCACGCACCCAGACCTTGCGCATGCTCGGGTCTGTGTTCTCGCTTCCATCGCTTCGCAGCGTGGACGGGTCTTGCCGGCGCTCTTCTTCCCAGACGTTGCTGGTGCTGCCGCTGTCGGACAGCGTGTCCTCTACATCGAAGCCCTCGAGCCGTAGCTGGCTGATGGTCTTCTGTTCCCTGTGCTCCGAGAAGTTGCAGCTCGGATCTTGCAGGTTCAGGTTCCGCGCGTTGGGGTCAACGTAGACATTTTCAGGCGCCACGTTGACCAGCCGCACACACCCGTAACTGTGGGTACGCTGTACCTCGATGTCCCAACCGGCCTCTGAGCGCTCTGCCGAGATAGGCTCAACCCCCTCATCCTGGAACAGCAGGACAGCCTCGTCTTCGGTCAGGCCCTTGTACTTCTCTTTGGTGATGTCCTCTGCATCATCCCAGTAGGCTTTAACGTAGCCAACCTTCTGCAACAGCGCGTCATGGCTCCAGCAGTACCACGTTTCGAACCAATTGTTCTTCTGGGTAATGATGTAGTTGACGAACTCGGATTCCTGCTCGGCAGCAGCCATGTCCTCAGGGCCACGAGGCGTGAACAGCACCACCTCATCACCGCCGCAGAAGATATCCGCGAGTTGCGGCTTGATCCACTCCACGGTATCCCAGACATCGCGGCTGATGACCTGGGATCTGCCGTCTACCTCGTTCCCGAGCGGGTTGCCGAGGTAGTAGTCCAGCGCCTGGGTACGCTCCTTCGACAGCTCTCCATGCGTCTCGGCGACGGACTCGTATTGCTCAATCGCTTTGACAAGTAGTGCGTCGCTCATCTTTGCGCGGTCGTCCAGGTTTACGCTTCTCTGTCGCTATCTCGGTCCACTCTGCCTGCTTGAACGTCTCGGCCAAGACCAATTCCGCTCTCGCTTTCTGCACAGCGCGGATTTCAGCGATCTGCCGGTTGACCTCGGCCAACTGGGCCTCCAGGTCCTTAACTCGACGGTTGAGTTCGATACTCATGTGGCGCTCCTAGATGACCCCACCCTTGGGGTAAACGATTGGCTTCTGGTCTTCGTTGCTCATCTGCGGAACAACGAGCGAGAGATACCGGAAATCGTCAGCGCCGTGGCTGTTAATGTCGTGGACTGGGGCCGATGGCTCATCGGTGGTGGTCGGGACATTCCGCTTATACCGTTTCAGACGTGAAACCAGTAAAGCCGCCTTGGTTTTGTCGAAGTATACCCTCGGAAATAGCATTCGTGCCTGCTTGATACCTGTTTCAACAGGCTGATTCGGAGTTTGGGCCACGTCCCACCGCAGGTTTCTCATAATCTGCATGGCGGATTGGCCGGTTTTGTAGTCGCCATGTGCCCCGTCGTGCGGCAGGAACATGCGACCCCAGTTGTAATGGCGGTTTCTCAGCTCGGCCGATAACCAGTCCAGGGTTACGTGGTCAAACTCCAGATACTCGGGTATCCGCACCTCGGACAAATGCCGCTGGGCCAGGATTACCGCCATCTTGTCGTTCCAGCCCAGGTCCAGCACCACATGGACCTTTAGCCTCGGGTCATACGGCACGTTGCACACGCGCCCAGCCTCGATGGCGTCGCGGATCTCGTTGGCGAAGATGGCGCCAGTAACGGCCGCCTTGCACTTGCCTAGCCAGACGTTCTCGTATTCGTCCTTGGTGTAGCGCCGCTCGTCGCCCGCCCTCTCCTTCTCTAGCGTCTCGTTGAACCATGGGTTATCCATGTAGTTCATCTCGACGCTTACGCAGTCGTCAGGCTGGTGCGTGACGAAGCGGTCATAGGTCGGGTCGTCGTCCAGGTCTGGGTTGAACGTCACCCAGATCTCAGAGCCTGGCTTGCGAATGGTCGGCGTGAGGATCTTCCAGGAGCGCTCGGATACCGTCTGCGCCTCTTCCACCCAGCAGATGTCCGCGCCCTCGAACGACTTGATGGAATCGATGGTCTGATCGCTCAGGCCGGCGAACAGGAACTCCGTGCCGTTCTTGCCCCTGATCTCGGTCGTGAAGATGTCGTAGAACGATGTCAGGCCTAGCGCGCCGATCTGGTCTTCCAGCAGCTTGTGTACGCTGTCCTTGATGGACTTCTGCACTTCCCGCGAGCAGATGATGCGCAGCTTGGACTTGGCGCCCAGCACCAACAGAGCACGAGCGAAGCCCCAGGACTTGCCCGAACCTCGGCCGCCCCGGGCTACCTTGTAGCGCTTGGGCGAAAAAAGGAAGCGAAGTTTCGCCGGGAACTCAGCGTTCATACTCGGCCGGTCACTCTGCGACCTCGCCTTTCCAGTGCTCAACGCATACAGCGCCACCGTCAAACACGGATGCGCCGAAGTAGTAGAGCCACTGCCCCGGAGCAAACGTAAGAATGCTCATGTCGGGCACGCCCTCCTGATGCCTGTACGAGACCAGAGCACCATGCTCAACCCGAACCGCGTCGGCATGGAAGTAGATTTGTCCTGTCTCACAGATTCCGCTCGGAACGCCAACGCACCAGTAAAGGCCGCCGTATTTGCTCGCGTTTTTGCTCATTTGGATCGATCCAGCAATGCGTATAGGTCACGGATGAGGTGCCTATTCGCCTCAAGCAGACGGGCGGACGCGCGCTCAGCCTGAAGGCGCACACCAATCGGACGCTTGCCGTCCGACCGCCGCTTCGCGAGTAATTCATGCGATTTGCTGCGCTTCATTTGAACGTCACCGTGATCCCCGTCAGCAGCGGGTTGTCCGGGTCGCCCTGCACCTGAAGCGGCAAGACCTTGCCCACTAGCGCCAGGAATGGGCCGGGATGTGTCTCTGCCTTCGCAATGAGGTACTCGACCCCGCCAGCGCCGGCCAGCGCCTCGAGGATCATCTGCTTGACCTCGCCGGTCACCTTGTTTGGTGTGCCCTTCGGCCTTCCCTTGCCTGCGTTCGGCGGCTTTGGCCTGACAGTTTTTGTCACTTCTTTGTTGGTAGTCACTGACATCTCTCCTTCGCCCACTTCAATGCGGCCACTGCCTCTTCCAAGCTGCGCACCTTGCTCGTCACTTGCCACGCCATGGAGTGCCAGCGCTCTTGTGCTGCTGTGAGCTTTTGAGCGCTGAGTGGCTTGGCTCCGTCTTTCAGTTCCAGAAAGTGCGGCATGCCCGGAGCCACAGCGACGGCCAGGTCAGGAATGCCGTCACCCGCTCCAGATAGGTCGAGAACCACATACCCGAGACCTCGCAACCCATCGCGAATTGCTGAGTGATTTGCGTCTGTTCGCTTGGCATGTCTCACCCCCAGAACTTCCACCATGGGCGCCTAGCGACAGGCTGCGCCGACTCGGGCACCTTCTCGGCCCAAAATCGCCCACTGCTGCCGCACATGCCAACCAGATCGAACTTGCGCTGCGTCTCGCAATACGTCATTGGCGAACCATCAACAGGACTGAGAAGCTTCGGATAGCCGCACTTCGCAAATTCCGTTTGGCTCTTGAGCATCGGATGCAGCCGCATGTGCCGGCACTCTGTGCAAAGCTTCATTTGCCACCCTTTCGCGCACCGTCCAGCAGCAGACACAGGAAGCCAATCAGCCACACCCACCATGGCGCGTTGTAGGCCAAGGCCATGAAGAATCCGAATAGAGCAAGCATCAGTTCTCCGTCGCCGAGAACACAACCCAAAGAATCAGCGCAATGCAGATCGCGAACACCACATCAAGCACCAGCGCCTGAGCACCGCGCTCGGCGTCTACGGTGTCTTCACGGGGTACGGGGATAGGACCCCTACCTTGGTTTGCGTCTTGGCTGTACAGGTTGGGGTCTTGGCGACGGTTGGGCCAGTTCATGGTGTGCTCCTGTGTCATGCGGGTTCCAACACGTTGTCCACAGGCGTTTCCACAGGAGGAATGCGCCGGCTGTCTCGGAGATCGCCCGTGGCAATGAGCGCTCGGCGAACCTCTTCCTCGGTCGCGGCCTGGCGGAATGCCTTGACTGCATCGAGCAGGGCGTGGGCTTCGTCTCGGGTCATGCCGGCTCCTTCTTCGGCTGGGCCAAGCGCTCGCGGATGGCCTTGAGCCTCGCCAGCACGTCGGGTGACGGCCTCGATGGCTCGGACATCCGCTTGCGCAGCTCGCGCAGGACTTCGCTGTAGCGTTTCATGCGGCCTCCGGCGTCGGCAGAAGTGGCTTCGTCGCCTTGCCTACGACAGCGAGCATGGCCGCGTTGGGCGGCGGAAGCATCGGCGACAGCACTTGCGCATGCGCCAGCGACAGGCGGCCTTTGCTCACAGCCTCCGACAGAACGGCATCGCGCGTGCGCGGGTCGTGGCCGAGAGACGGGTACCACTTGACCGGCTCACCCTTGTCTCGAGCCTGGCTCACCAGCCGCGTGTATGTCTCCTTGAAGGCCATGCGCGCCGCCACCGTGTCGCCAGCGTCCAGCAGCGAAACGCACGTCCCGAACGCCTGCGACATCTCGGCCGTCCAGACAACCGAGTCGGCCTCGGTCTTCGGAAGCATCGCAAACGCCTCCTCCACGCCGGGCCTGCCGTCGTCGATTCGTGAGACGACATCGGCGATGGTCAGCACGCCGCGCACCTCTTTGCGGCAGCGGGCCAGCGCAGCAATGACGGCCTGCTCGGGATACACCGACAGGTCGTTGACGAAAACTGCCGCAGCTTCCGGCGAGAACACCCGGCCGCACAGTTCTGCGGTCACGGCAACGGCCTTGATGAGTTCAGTGCTGGGCATGGTCTTCCTCGGCTTGAGCCTTCGCCAACAGCGGCGCAAAGGCGTTGAAGTTCGTCTGTGTGCGGTCGGCCTGGATGGCGCCGGCCATCGTGACTTGACGGTTCGTGAACCACTCCGTGCGCAACTTCTCGGCATCGCGCAACAGCGGCCCGACCGCATGCATCGCCCGGACGTAGAAGCTCCCCTGGTGCCCGACGTAGAAGGCCGCCACGAATGGCGCCTCCTCGGCGCCCAGCTTCCCGACGACTTGGGCCAACTGAGCGTTGACGGTCTTGTTCCGAACCGGCTCCGCGCCGTAGCGACTCGCATAGGCCTTGGCGTAGGAGTCCCATGTCGCAGCACTAGGCGCCTCCGCCCGGCGCGGCTTGCCTGCGACAGCAGGCGGGCCGAAACCTGTCTCTGCCTCTGCCTCTGTCAATGCCTCTGGTCTCTGAGATGTCTCTGTCTCTGCCTCTGTCTCTGGTACAGCAGACTGCAAGCGCCCTGCTAGCGGCGTGCTGGCGTCTTGCACCGGCAAGAAGAAGCCTTTTTCCAGCAGGGGGCGCAGTGCTACAGAGATTTCCTTCTCTGTGGTGCGCAGGCGAAACGCCAAATCGTCCGGGTCCGCATTGATGACGCCATCAACCGATTCACTGGCAATGAGCCAGAGCATGGGGGCCAGAGCCCTGCTTGCGACCGGAAGTCGCTGGAAGTCCTTGTTGTCCAACAACCCACGATGGAGCCGGATCCACGGCGGGTTCCGGTCCTTGTAGTGCTGGAAGTCCCGCCAGTTCTTCGGGACGATTTTGGTCACGCGGTCTCCTTGAACTGCGCCATCCGCGCCTTGATCCGCTCCGCGTCCCGTTTCCAGGATTGCGCCAGCGCAGGCCAGCCGATGGTGGTGGCTTGGGCGACATGGCGCTCCGCTGCCATTAGCATTCGGCGGAGGCCGCGCTCGGAGGTGCAGCGGTCTAGCTTGGATTGAGAGAAGAGCCAGGGCATGGCGCCTCCTTACGCACGCCTGTCGTGCCTGGCACGCAACTCGGCGTTCTCCCGCCGCAACCGCTCCACTTCCGTCTCGAGCGGGGCGCGGCGAACGATGTCGCACCCCATCTGGTCGGCCAGCCACTGCAGCGGAGCGAGCGATTCCGTCGTCCGCATGAATTTCACGAGCTTGGCACCCCACAAGCCCGCTGTCCCCTTGAGAATCTTTGACATCGTTCCGTGCGAGACGTGAAGAACGTCCGCTACCTCGTAGTCATCCATCGAGGCACCCTGCACGGCGAACCGCAAGGTCCCCTCCCACGATGCGCGGGAGATGAAATCCATTGCCGCCGCCTGCGGCCCCTTGACCTCGCAGAGCCAAGGCATTTCGCCCTGTGCTTGCGAATCCTTTCCTGACCTTTCCTGTCCTTTCGCGTTGTTGGCGTCCACGATTGAGCCCATGACGAATCCCTCCAAGCGCCAGAAGCGCCCTTCTTGTTGTTTGCCCTATGCGGGCGAGACGCCGGCCCCCTCAGACCGGCAGCGGATGGGTACTGCAGAAAAGACGCCCGACCCCTCACACGAGGAGCCGGGCGCAAAGGCCGCAGGAGCGGCCAGGGAGGAGACAATGGATCCTGCACGAGCAGCGCTGCAAAGGTTCCTGGTGCGCTTGCTCGTGCGGATGGCTGGTGAGCAGGCAGATGCGTCTGCCGCGCTCTTGCGGGCAGCTTCGGAGCGGAAGCTGTGAGCGCGCATAGCGGCCTAGACAGCGGTCCTGTCAGGCGAAGTGTTAGCCGGCTGGATGCCATGCGACAGGCGCCACAGAGCAGCCTGCACGCGGTCGGCAAGACGCGCCGGCAACTCGTCGGGCCACTGGTAGATAGCGGGGGGCGTGACGCCGATCAACTCGGCTGCACGGTTCACGCCCCCGAGCAAATTGAGCGCTTCCGTCTTAGTCATGCCCGGAGTTTAAGCCGGCTAATCGTTTCTTGCTGAAAGCCCGCTAACAATGGTCGGGTATCCAATCGGTCCCATGACGCCGCTACGCGAACGAATCGAAATAATGATGAGGGACCACCCCGACCTTGCTGAGAGGGGTGGCACCGGGAAGTTGGCGAAGATCGCGGGTGTCTCCTCCAGTGCGGTCAGCCAATGGAAGAAGGGGTCGCGCAGCATTGCCGGCCCAGCGGCAGCACGACTTCACGCCTACTACGGTTACAGGCTCGAATGGTTGATGGATGGCAAGGGGCCGCGGTATTCACGGGCGGCGCCACAAAGTCACGGTAACGCATCTGTAACGGGCATACTCCGGTCACAGAATGGTGATGTCGGGATCGTTCCTGTCATAGGTGTGATGTATATGACGAGTACCGGCGCCGTAGAGCGCTTCGACGAAGAGGAGGGGACGCCGGGGGGGATCCGCGTTCACTCAACAGACCCAGACGCTTGCGCGATACGCCTTGTAGGCGAAAGTGTCGGAATATTCCGAGCTGGCTGGTACGTGCTCATCGAGCCATCGGCCGCCGTCGTGCCGGGCGAGCCCGTCTTGCTGACGCTCAAGACCGGCAAGCGCGTGCTCGGCGAACTGCTGTCCAAAGCTGACGGCACGATAAGCCTGCTAGGCATCAACGGACACCAGCGGATGGCCTTCCTCACCAAGGACGTAGAGGCCATGCACCCAGTGTCCGCTGTTGTGTCCCCGTCGAAATACGTGGGATAGAAGCAAAAACTCACGGATTAGCCGACTAACATTGTCGGCTTTTTAAGCACGCTTCGTTTAGCCGGCTTACACTGCATCCCATCGACACACCGCACAGCGGAGATGGGAGCAGAGATGAAACACAGGTTCATTGCAGCAGCCACGCTGGCGCTCACCGCCTGCGCTGCCGACCCGCTGGCGAAGTACGCCGGCAAGCCGATCACCTGCGACTCGTTCGCGACGCAGGCCGAAGCGCAAAAGTTCCTCGAAGCGCACATCGAGCACGCCATCACGCTGGATCCGATGAACACCGGCGTTGCGTGCAAGGGGATGGCGGAATGAGCACGACCATCGAAAACCTGCGCATCACTCCCCGCGCCATGCGCGCCATCGATGACGCAGCAGCCCGGCGAGCCGCACTGGCCGCCGATGCCTACGACGAACTGCTGGCCGAGTTCTTCGCCGCAGTCGAAGCGGGCGACGCCTCTGCCGTGATCCGCACGCCGGACTACGGCTACGACTCCACGCTGGGCTCCGTGCTGGGCGATGCGCTGCTCGGCGATGACGAGCAGGCGAGCGAATTCGTGCGGCTCCTGCGCGATGCGATGCGCGGAGAAGACGTGCAGCTTCGTGCGGCCGAGATGGTTGCACGCATCGCGAAAGCGCACGCCGCCTACCACCGTCATGCAGTAGGAGATGACCTGTGAGCCGCGCCGTGTTCGAGAGCGCCCTGCGGATTCATGCGCACCGCATCAACACCGTCTGCCCGGCCACGCG